GTTGAGCCATTCTGAAGCGTTACTTCTTCTACGCTATATACTGTTGTTGCCAATTTAATCCTCCTAGGATCTAGTCTTAATTATTATAACATATACATATTATCAGCACAAATGAAAAAGCCCCCAAAAAGGGGGCTTTTCCTATTTAATTATTTAAGCTAGAACTCGGTCAATAATCTTACCGTATTCTGAGCCGCTATAGTTAGCGTCTGGAAGAAGACGGAATGTTACTGGGAAAGTTGTTGCTGCGTTACGTGCAAGTGAGAATTGTGACTGTTGTACTGACAAAACACGACGTGCATAATATACACGCTCTGTTGTTGCGTCTACTTCTCCTGTTGCTGTAGTTGCTAGTGTTGGTGCTTGACCAATTGCAAATAGTTGACGTTCTGTTGGGGCAATACCTAGTGATCCTGCCTCAAGTCCTAATGTAAGGGTCTTATCGTCTGCGCTAGTTGCACCCTTTGTTGGGTAATCATCTGTTGCTGCCGCTGCAGATCCTTGCTTAAGTAGTGTTGCTCCTCCTTGACCGAATACTACTAGAGTGTTCTCTAGTGTACCTTCGGACATTTCAGTTGCAATCATAACCTCCATAGCAGACTTGAAAAGCTTTGCTGTATCTAGAAGCTGATCTACTGTTACTGAATCGTAAGTTGGATTGTAAGTGATCTGAAGACCATTGTTTGTAAATCCTACGTTACGAACATCTGAAGATGCATCGAGTGCTGCTGTTGCTTTAGTTCTTGCTGTGAAAGAAATTCCACCAGTTGCTCTGTCTAAAAGGTTTTCCTTATATCCAGTTACTGTTGAATCGCTTGTTGAAATGTAGAGCGGTGAAGCTCCTACAAGAATATTTTTGGCTGAGTTAAATGCCATTATTTCGTACCTCCTGTTTTCAAAATATATATATATAATTGTAAATCATTAAATCTTGGCTGGCTAGGCCTTTCCTCTATGTACAATAATAGAGTATAATGCGCCCAAAGGCAAATTACAGGAATCGGCCAGCGGTGTTTACATGCCTTGCGTATTTAACCTCAAGAACTACATCTGCGGACAGGAATCCTGCCAATTCTTCTGATGGAGCCGTTGGGGAGATATCCGCCACGAATATGCTAAAGAATTTAAACTTCTTGGATATTCCAGAATAGGCATTGGCGTCCCTGGCTGACTCATCCATTCTTCTGAATAGATCGGTCATTAAATTTCTGATCTCATTAATCTCTGAAACATCTGTTGAATATATGGTGAACAGAATCTGCTCACAACATATGGCCCAGTTTTCTTCATAGGATAGTCCTATCTTGTCATAGACTATGTGCTTCTTTCCGCTCAAGAACTGATTCATTTCTGGAGATTGCTGGACAGGAATAATTGGGATAATCTCTTGTCCTATATTATCTGAATAGTAATCTGTATCTGTAAAAATATTATTAGACTTTAATTGGCTCCAAAGATACTTCCTCAGATCAACCATTATGTCTGCTTTATAATCTGTCATGCTATACCTCCAAATGCTGCAGCAATTGCTGATTCAGCCTGCATATTTAATGTATTAGCATTAAATGAATATTTAATTTTTTTAACATCTGATGGCAGCCTCATTGATTTAGTTAATGATGAATTAAATATCTGTTGGAATCCCGACCTTTTAATTGATAGGTTTACCAAATTACCTGTAAAGAATTGTGCGTAAGCTATCTTAAACCTTCCTGTAGCTTTGCCCCCACCAGGCCTTGTAACGGTTACAGAGGCCCCTTTAGGCATATAGACTACTCCAGTACTAGTTTCAAATACTAAGCGCTCTGCGTACTTAGGGCGGATTACTAGAGGCATTCCAGCTTCCATCACAGAAGCTTTGTTAATAAATACGTGTCGTCTCTTTCCAAACTCGTTTGGCACAGAAGATTTGGACGGCAAAAAGTTTGATGTAATTTTAAATGAAAGTCCTTCTGTAGATAGCACCTTTAAATTAAATAGTCTTGCCCCTTTATTTCCAGTCTTTTTCCACTCATACATGTGGTGCAAAGATTTAGGGTTAATTCTTGACTGTGAGTCTACATACATTCCAAAGTCTTGCTCTATTTGCTTAAAGATTACAGACTGAAATTTCTTTTGAAATGCTTTGCTTGTTGTCAATTTAGAAGCAACTTGAGCTTGATAATATATTGCTGCTGATATTTGAGCAACAGTACTATCCTTTAAAACGGTGCCCGAAGTACCAGCCATGCCTTTTTGTAGTCCGCTGGCTGCTGTAACTAGTAATGAGCTATTGTCCAATTTGTTGGTTTTCCGATCTCTTGGCAGTAGAGTTGTAACCGATTATTCCGCCTAGTGGGTCTGTCATTGGTATTGTTGAAAGTATTTCGTAAACTGTAGGCGTGTTAGTTGGAAAATTTAATTCTTCCCAGATAACTTCTCCTTCAAGATTTCTAATATTTGTAATCTTTTCTCTCAGCGTCACGCTATCCGTTGTTCTAATTTGAAGAATTTCGTTGTTAGAATACTTAGTAGAAAGAGTCTGGGTGTCCCTAGAATTTACTGAAGAGGAGTTGCTGATATTACCTTTTGCGCTACACGGTACAGTTCTGTCAAACTGCCACTCCTTCTTTATTGATCCTGTATCTGGGTCTTGCGAGTCAAATTGTCTGTAGACGTCCATGAACATTGGAAGGATTGAGTCAATAAGAGCATACATTAGATAACAACCATTTGATTGAGAACATATGGAAGAAGTATTTGATCTACATAGAGATTACCTGTTCCTGAATATATTCCCGAATTGTACTCGAATTTCCAGTCAAATGTCTGTATTGACTTCATATACTTATTACGCCAAACTTTATCCTTTGAAAAATAATCCTTCATTAATTCAATACATGCAAGATCAACCTCATCTGGAACTTCTTTCCATCCAAATTTACCTTGCACACGATATGTTGCCCCTGCATTAAAAGAGCCACCCCATGTATCACTTATGGTTGGAGGTACCATTCCGTTTGCTATATAGACTGTATTGTCTAGCATGTTGGCTCTATTAACTCTTATACCAAATCCGCTTTCAGAAATTACTGTATTAAAATTCCAATTATTAACTGAATTTAATGTGTCTAGTAGCAGTATGTCGTTTTGATATAATTTGTGCAAAGTTGATATTCTGTAAGGAAGTGGAAGAACATCAGATCCTGAACCATAAGCGGTTTGAATATCATCATACAAAAAGAATTGCTGCTTTGTGTAAGCCTCAATAAGTTTTCTTGCATATCTTTCGGCATTGGCTAATTCGGCATATGATCTAGTGTTAGGATCTGAATAATCAGAACCCAATCCTAGGGACTCAATTGCTTGGCTCATATCAGTATATGGAGTTTGCACAAATATTTTATTATCTTTTTGTGTAGAGGTTCCGCCAACTGAATATGTCCAGCTTAATTTTAATTGTCTTTGTCTGTCTGTGTAGGCTAAAGGAATATAAACAATATATGTTCCTGCATCTACTTCTGACTTGACAGGGGTTAATGTTGAAAGTATCGTGGCAGGATTAATTGCTGGAGATACTCCTGGATCTTCTGTAATGTCATATAGTCTTACAACTGGAAGGCTATCTGAATCAGTTAGCTGTCCCTGCCAAAACACCTTATGTGTTATTGGTGAATTTGAACCTACTAGAATTTCCATTTAATAAAGGTTAAGCGTAGTACTCCTGAACTTCCTTTGGAGTTGCTAAGCGGAAACCCTCCTCCTTGTCAAAAATTTCTTGAGCATCTTCTTCTGTCATGGCAACAAATGGGTGCTCTTTTGTAAAAGTGAATCCTTCCATATCATACCTGAAATTTTCTCTAGTCATTCTAACTAGAACCGTATTTTCTGGCTGAGCATCTGGATTAAATCTAGGCAGAATCTCTTCTGCGTTTTCGCTAAACTCGTCTGTTGCGTCTTCAATATCTTTAATAGTTTTTTGATAAACAGACCATGTAACTCCCTCTTCTGCAAGGGCGGCAACGATATCTGCCTTACTCTTAATTCCATCAGTGTCAACTGCAAAGTCCTCTGCAACTTTTCTGAGTTCTGCTACCTTCAATGTCTCAAATGACATATATTCTCCTTTGTTAGGTTCTTTAATTATAGCATTGATAAATTAAAATGAAAAGCCCCTAAAATTAATTAGGGGCCTTTCGGGGGTTTTATCTTAAATTAATTAAGAAGCAACCTTAACGTTCTTAATAACTACCCAAGCGTCTGCCTGCTCGATCTGAACTCCAACGCGAGTATACATTGTGTACTCGATTGTGTCCTTACGTGGCTGGAAGAAGCGGTAAACAGTTACATCACGCTTGATACCAATAACTACGTTATTTGGGAATGTCAAGTGGA